TTTTAAGAGGATACTCGCGAGGGTCGTATTTTGGATTCTCACTCTCTAATACTACATGTAGGTCATCAGAACCTTTGCGAACATACTTTATATTAACATCTCCATTGTCAAACACTACCACGTAAGGATGTCCGAATACTAAATATACGAAATCAACGGGCTTAATTCCTATAACTTCCCCTGCTTTGTACTTAGGATACATACTATCCCCATATACATTTATAAAGGTAACATCGTCACCAAAGTTAGGTATATATACGGGAATACGCTGCATTTCATTGTTAAAGTCAGCAATATCAAACCCTGCTTTTGCGTATACTTCAGGGTAGTAGTACCCCGTAGGTCTCCCAACAGGTTTCCCTATTGATTCATCTTGGAAATACTCCCTCGCTTCCTCTATGTACTTAGATAAAGCATTTCTTTGCTTTGTAGATAGTTCTGTTATACCTTGTTGTACCTCTTTAAGCGTTTTTACAGGGATACGTGTTTTTTCATTAATATCAATCAGAGAAATATCATACCCTTTGCGCTCGTCTCTTAGGAATAGTACTAAATCGTCTTCTTCCTCTTCCTCCTCTGGCACTACTTCTTCTATCTGTGGAATGAGCATAGAGCCATTGCCAGTGAGCAGCCAGTCCTTGCTGATTTCAGGGAACTTTTTAAGAAGCTCATCCATAACATCGTCACTAACCTTATTTCTGTAGCTCTTAATATGTGTTATTTGTGATTGAGATATATTAGTTTCCTGAGAAATTTTATATCCTGAATAATTATAATGTTTAAGCACTTCCATAAATCTATCATTTATAGGAATAGGTTGCTTTACATTTTGTTGTGTATCTGAATTATTTTTCATACCTTTGTGCTTTAATTTTAAATTCGTTTGTTATGACAGAAAAAGAATTACAATCCTACATTAAGGAGCTTGAAAAGGCTCTTATTTTGGCTTATAATGAAAAAATGAGTTGGCAAGTTATAGGTCAAGTGGCTAACAATAACATTCCTTTAGATTTCAAGCATAAACTTCTAAAGAACACCAATAAAATGGTGATAGAAAAATATAGAGAAATGGAAATAAAGGTGGAATATCTTGAAAATTTTAATTTTACATCAAACTCTTTATAATTTCCAAATTCTTTTGTTTTTCTTTTATTCCTTGTTCTGTTAAATCATCATTTATAGGTAATAAAACAGGAATTTCAAACGACACTCGGCTAACTTTTTGGTTAGCCGTTTTTGTTTCCCCTCCAACCTTTCCTGAGAAAAAATTAGCTACAGATACTTTAATACCTGCTTCGTCTCCTTCTATGTTATCAACTGTAACAGCTACATCAAAAGAGATATTTATAACTCTTTTATTTCCATAATTAAGGCTTATAAAACCATTTTCATCAATCGTAGAAGGGTTGATGATTGCATTTGTTTTTTCAAGGTCTTTTTGAGATAAAACGACTCCAGAAACTACGCTGTTTATTGTTTCTTTTACAAATTCAGATAATTTCATAGTTACAAATATTTAAAAATCAATCACTTAAAAACTTTAACACATCTATCAATAAAATAATTTACTTTTTGTGTTGTACTTTACAAAATGTTTTGTATCTTTGCATCGTGAAAAATGAGTAACATTTTACGCAACAAAATTAATAAATATAATTCAATTAGCAATGAAAGAGGTTAAAAAAAAACGAACCATTACTGGTAAGCTGTCAGAGGCTATCTCTAATGAGATATTAACTAATAATGAATTAAGCCTACAAATAGCACTTATAATGAGAAAGACGCAGACAGCAATACGAGAATCTGCAAGAAGAAGAAGTAATACCTTATTAAATGTCAATCTAATGCCGCTGTATGAGAGTTACGGGTACTCAATTGACGATGTTAAAGTAGAATAATCATGAAAGCAATAGATTCATTAAACGTAACGGGTGAGCAGTTCTGTAATTCCTTAGGGTTACCTATAAGGCGTGATATAATGCAACAATTGAGAGAATTGCAACTTGTTCAGTTTTTCAAGATTGGTAAAAAGTATATGTATCCTCGTGTATATATAGATATTGTACAGAAGTTATTAGTGAATGGTGATATACAAATACGCACCGATAAAGGTGAGTACTACATAACTCTAATAAAAAAAGCCCCGCTGGCATGCGAGGCATATGTTTAACAAACAAAATTTTAAATCATGGCAAAGTTACTACAAAAATTATTTTCTCGCAAGAGAAACGAGAAAAAAGTGCAAGACCAACAACTACAAGTGATTAACGGTTACTTGTGCTACGAAAAGCGCCGTTACAGTGAGCTAAACTACGAGCAGAAAGAGCAGTATAACGACTGCTTGATACCTCAAGCCGACAAAGAGGCTTTTCTACAACTCCTTAAAAGAACTCAATTAAGATACGTATAACTATGAGAACAATGACAAATACCGAGTTTGAGCGAGTACTCAGCGAAGAACGCAAGCAACACTATTATTATAGCGACTTATTAGACTTGCGAGAAGATAGTCACAGGTCTTTCAGTTGTGATTTTATCACAGAAGACGACTACCCTGATGATTGGTATTGCGCTATCTATTACGATGTAACGACCCGTTGCGAGGGTAACAAGAGCTGCCATAGTGTAGAGATACAGCATATATACATCAACTTCCAAGAGGTTAAGGTTACTGAAAAACAAGAAAGCGTATTAACAACAATACTCACTAACCGAGCTAATGAAGAATTTCAGTTTGAAGATACTGATATATACCCCGATTATGCAACATCTTATACATGGTAATATGAAAGTAAATGATATAGTAAGAGTTAATCCCTTTATAACAACAGACCCTCACGGACAGCGTGGCAAGGTAGGGGTCGTAGTAGAGGTAATTAATAATGAAGGTCTTGAGATAGTCAAGGTAAGGTTCAATAAAGGTTGTTACGGACTATACGACGGCGATACACTTGAAAAAGTAACCACTAAAAGCAAAGAACAATGAAAACAACCGTAGAAAAGGGCAAATGCTATGAAATAGGCGATTGGCTCGTACAGATTGACAGAATAGACGAGCGGTATATATGGGGCTTTGGTGCTGATAGTGATAGGGTGATAGGGTTTATTTCACTTCCTATTGATAGCAAAGTAACTCGTGAAGTACCTATTAATGACTATATCAATTATATAGATGTGACAAGGCAGAATATAGCAGCTGAGTTCAGATATAGACTAAGCCAATACGAAGAATAACAATCAAAATTATATAAAAATGAATGAGAACCAAACAGAAATCGCAAAGGCATTTATCAAGGCACAGAGTGAAATGGCAAATGCCGTCAAGGGGACTACGAACCCCTTCCTAAAAAACAAATATGCTGACCTTAATGCAGTACGAGAAGCAGTGATACCAACGCTTAACAAACATGGTATAGCAGTATTACAGCCCTTAATAACAATAGATGGTAAGAACTATGTAAAAACACTCCTCTTACATGAAAGCGGGCAGACTATGGAGAGTTTAACAGAGATAATATATGCAAGGCAGAACGATGCCCAAGCGCAAGGTTCTGGAATTACATACGCAAGGCGCTATGGACTACAATCTCTGGTATGCATCGGGGCTGATGATGATGATGGAAACAATGCGAGCACTCCCGCACCTCAAACACCTACAAAAGAGCTACATTGGCTTAATGTGTTAGATAAAGAAAAGAATATGACTAAAGAATGGCTTAATGTAGCTAATGCTATCGGAGAAGGAAAGATAAATAACATTAATGATGTTAAGAAGTACTACAAGGTAAGCAAGGAAGTAGAAGCGAAAATACAAGAATTATTAAATAACAGACAAAATGGGGTACAGTAAAGAATTATTCCAACAGCTACAAGATGAGTTTGTAGCTAAGTGCCAAAAAGTAGAGGACGGCGAGATGCCGATATTGGAAGCCGTCCTCGCTTTCAGGGAACAAAAAAAAGAATGTGAAGCATATATCGAAGCTGTAAAAGCCTTTGAACAAGAGCATGAAGAGCAGATCCTTGCACAGATAGAATACAATTCAGGCAGCTACAAGGGCGCTAAGTTCGAGGTAAGAAGCGGCGGGCGAACCTTTAACTTCAAGGGGATAAGAGAATGGCGAATAGCATCTGACAATCTTAAAGAGATAGAAGATAAGTACAAATCTGCATTCATTAACAAAGAGAAAGGCTTGTTACTAGTAGATGAGAATGGGGAGCTGTTAGAGCTTCCTGAAGTAAATTACCGAAAAGACAGTATCATTATAAAACAAAATTAAAAAAATATGGAAATACAAGGAAGAATAAAGCAAATATTCCCCTCTCAGATAATAGGACAAAACGGCTTTGAGAAAAGGGATTTAGTAATCACAACGGAGGAGCAATACCCGCAAACGATCATCATTCAATTCACCCAGCAGCGTTGCGACTTATTAGACAGCTTGCAAGTGGGGCAAAATGTAAAGGTATATATCAATATACGCGGGAGAGAATGGACAAACCCACAAGGAGAGACCAAGTACTTTAACACGATTGAGGGGTGGAAAATTGAGGTGATACAGACTACTAATGTAGCTTATCAGCAGCCAGTACAGCAAGCACCACAGCAACCAGTAGCACCTGCACCACAGCCACAGAGAGCACCACAGCAGGTACAACAACCGCAGCTGTTTGATAACCATGGAAGAGAGCCGAACCCTGCAATATTTGACAATCAGGAAGATGATGGATTACCTTTTTAGTAACTTAAAAATAAAGAAAAAATGAAAAAGTATGTAATTAAATTCGAGCATGTGGAAGAAAGTACTTACACAGCTATTGTAGAAGCTAACAGCTACAAAGAAGCGATGGATATTTTTGAAGAAAGTCCACTTGAATGCATTGAAGACGAAGAACCTGACACAGTACAAGGACTTACGTATCATGTCAGTGAAGTAACCGAAAATGGGGAGGTTGTTTATAAAAATGATAGAAAAGTAAACGCAGAATATCAATAATGCTTATGAAAACAATATTTAAAAAAGGAATGAAGGTCTATGACCAATTAATATTTCCTGATAAAGAAGGTATTGTTTTGACAACAAATTATATACCTGAAAAATTTTTTGATGAAGATGATTTTGATGAAAATTATGTTCACCCATACCCTATTGAAGTAGAGTTTGGTTCAGAAACTATGCTTTACACAAGTGATGGAGATAGTGGGATGTGTGGTGTTAAAACTCTTTCCATCAAACCATATAGAGTAGTGTTTGAAGGTTTTGAACAAAAAGCACCTGCACCAACTTTTGAGGAAGCTTGGAATAATTCACATAATAGTAAAGAAATATTCTATTCATCTAATTGTGATAAAGTTTGCTCAGGTTACCCAACACAGGAATTAGCAGATGCTTCGGAAGCATTAAGGAGACTACTCTTTCTTAGAGACTATTACAATGAGGGTTGGCAACCTGATTGGAAAAATGAAGAAAAAAAGTTTAGTATTGAAATTTATGAGGGAGAATTTGACACTTTTGAATCTATTGAATGTCAAAGGGTGTTTTCTTTCAAAACGGAAGAAATAAGAGACAAATTTCTCGAAGACCAAAGAGAACTCTTAGAAATAGCAAAACCTTTATTATGAGTAAAAAAATAAAAAGAACAGAATTAGATAGTTATGAGGTCTATATATTAGGCTTAACTATTTTAGGAGAAAATACAGAAGATGAAGAAGAAATTGATGAAGATTATTTCTATGATGCTTTTGTAAGTGCAGGCATTGAAATTGATTTTTATAGTTTTAAAGAAATCGTTTGTAGGTTATTTCCTTTGATTGATGTAGCTAAATCACCCTTAACAAAGAAAATATATAAAGGATTTTCTAAGGACAAAGAAGGGTTTAAAGAATGGTTAATTAAAGAGGAAATGTAATAATGATAAAAGCAAGTGGCGAAATTGGAAGCCGCTCCGTATGGTTGACGGGATTAGGATACGTTCGAGTCGTACGTTCACTTTGGTTTGTGACTAAATGCAGGTTCGAGTCCTGCCTTGCTTTCAAAGATAATAAACTATGATTTTCAACGCAAGTAACGAGTTTGATATACAACGAGCAAAGGAGCGGTTAGGTTACCTTATCGAAAAGAAAAAAACCTTTGAAATCACTGAAAAGAAGCCTAAGCGTACCTACTCACAGAACAATTACATTCATCTCCTTTTTTCGTGGTTTGCATTGGAATATGGAGAGACCCCCGAATATGTGAAGCAAGAGATATTTAAGAAGTTAGTTAATCCGCAAATATTCCTAACTGAATATGTGAATTACAAGACTGGAGAGGTAAGGGAAGCGTGGAGAAGCACGGCAGATTTAAATACAAAGGAAATGACAACCGCTATTGATAATTTCAGAGACTATGCCAGTAAGGAAGCAGGTATATACCTGCCAACCCCTGATGATTTAAATTCTCTCAATGAGATAGAAAGACAAGTGAATAATTTACAAGGGAGGTATTATTAAGCAAGTTTAAAATGAACAAAGAAACTATAACCACTCCACAAATGGAGCTATTGATATATGATTACTTTGAAAAGTCAAGCCTTGTAATAGTTCCTAAGTTCTCACGGCTCAACGCTGTAAGATACGATGATGATAGCAACCGAGGATATAGAGTTGAAAATATCGTTACCCACGAGTGCGATATATTATCAGTTACTAAGAATTATTTCCTCAGAGAGATTGAAATAAAGGTATCTGTAAGTGATTTTAAAGCCGATTTCAACAAAAAACACAATCATGAGGGCAATATCAAGCAGTTTTATTATGCCGTCCCTTACTATATCTTAGACAAGATAAAAGATTTAGTACCTGAACACGCAGGGATATTGGTTGCAGTGTATGAGAATGAGCATTGGCAACTAAAAAGATACAAAAAAGCTGTAGATAACAAGTCCGCAACGCCTATTGATGAGGAAAAATTGAACAAAATATTTAGGATTGGTTACCTGAAATATTGGTTTTATAGGAAAAGAGAGGAATAATCAATTTTCACCCCTCGTTAAGCAAAGATAAAAACAAATTATAAAGCACTGAATATCAAAGTAAAAATATAAATAAGCAAGATTTATAAAGATTTAAGCAATGAAAGAAACTGTTAATCGTTTTGAGGAGGAAATTATCACTACCTCCAACCTATCTGAGATGAAGGATAAGTACTTAGCCGATACACTCTACCGAAAATGGCCTGAGAACTTCATAGATGAAAGCACTGGTGAGGTGGTTAATATAGAACGCAAAGAGATAATCTTTGACCGTGGGACACTCTTAGACCATCACAACTTAGAGGAGATTAATTTTTTCCTACAAAGTGGAGATATTACCGAGGTAAAAGTCAGTACTATACAAAGACAAGCTACCTTAGTCAATGGATGTGCTGCCACATGGGTAGCTGTAGCAAAGCTAAAAGGCAAAAAGCAAACCTTCTTCCTATATGCTAATAGTGTAGAGGTAGCTATGCAGATACTCACGGACTACATAGAACAGCACTACCAAGGATATTTTGAAGTGTTGTCCCTTAAGGAACAAGAATATTTGTACATCGTAACCTTAACCAAGTACAATGGAGAAGATGAAAAGGTCAATTATTATATCGCTGAGATGGAGATGAAATATGAGCGCTACACAACTCGTAATAAATTCTTAGTAAAGGCTATCAATGCTGAGGAAACCAAACCTCTATGTATTGCATTCTTTGATAAGTATATGCAGGATAAGGAAAATCCTGAACCTTATACAATGACACTGTTATCGGCAAAGACAATGAAAGTAGAAGCCGTGATTGACCATCTATTTTGCCATATGTATATAGATAGAAGCAAAGGCAAAGGAGAACAAACAGCCGATAACGACTAACAAACCTAACATTGGAATATTATCTATCTCATGTCTAAGACATGGAGACTCCCGATTGGCAAGCACTCACGTTCGAGCCGTGAGCGGGGTCTATTATAAGATGAGTGAGTCATGATATATGGATATATTAGAGTAAGTTCTGATAAACAAACTGTAGAGAACCAACGCTTTGAAATTAGTAACTTTTGTGAACATCAAAATCTTTCAATAGACGACTGGATAGAGGAAACTATCAGTGGCACAAAGAACTATAGCAAACGAGAACTTGGCAGGTTACTCAAAAAAGTGAGGAAAGACGATATTATCATTTGCAGCGAGTTGTCCCGCCTCGGACGTAACCTATTTATGATTATGGAAATACTGAATATTTGTATGGCAAAAGAGTGTCGCGTTTGGACAATCAAGGACAACTACCGCTTAGGTGATGATATACAGAGCAAAGTCCTCGCCTTTGCAGCCGGACGGGCAGAGGGAAAAGAGCGGAACCTTAACAGTCAGCGGACGAAAGAAGCATTAGCAAGAAAAAAAGCAGAAGGTGTGAAGCTTGGACATCCTCGAGGTTTTCGATGTAAACTTAATGATAAATGCGCTATTAAGCATGAATGGATAATAAAGGAACTCTCTAAGGGTACGGAAAAAACAGTTATAGCCAAGAAACTAAAGGTCTCTAAGACAACCTTCTATCGTTACCTTGTGTATACAGGTCTTCATACACCTGCAAATTGTAAACAAGAGGGATGGAAAGAATATGGGATATATCATTAAATATAAAGTATGAATACACTATATAAATTAATAACAGAT